ATAGAACCATAAGCACTAGATAGACTTCCTAACATTGATCTTAATGAATCAAAAATAGAACCAAGAAATAAGATTAATAATTTACCTTTACCACCTAACATAAGAAAACCAACTATACCTAATTCTTGAACTCCTCTAGGTAGTGATTTTATAACTTCCATTGTTCCTTTTATTGCATGAGCAACAAACATAAATGGTCTTCGCAATGAATCTACAATCACTGCACCACTAATTAATATTTGTTTAGTAACAGTAATTAAAAATTCTGAAGTTCTTGCACTAGCTTTTGCTAATGCCTCTCCATTATTTTCAATCATCTCATTAATTAATGAAAGACCATTCTTTATAAAGTCAAAGAATCCAGCTCTGTTAGTTTCAAGTTTAAATTTAAAAAGTTTATCAGATAACATTGAAAGTGTTCCTGTAAATGTAACTGCCATAACTTTCATAGCTTGACCAAACTTACCATCAGGACCGAATACTTCTTCAAATGCTTTTCTTGTTTCTTTAGCTGTTTTTTTAGCTCCAGCTTCAAAGCCTAACATCTCTCTAACACCTCTTTCTCTAAATACATCAGCGGCCGCTATACCACCAGCAAATGATCTTTGTATTTGTTCAGCAGTTTGTCTAAAATCTAATCCTGTTAGTACTGCAACATTACCTGTTATTTCTAAAATTTCTGAAAGTTCTTTTGCATCTTTAGATACAACTGCAAGACTTCCTGATGCACTTGAAATTTCATCTAGTGAGAAAGGTACTCTAGCCGCAAAATTAATTAATTCTTCAAATGCTTTGTTACCCTCTTTCATTCCACCAAATAAAAAAGCAAACCTAACACCTAGATTTTCTACTTGTGTTCCTACACTTACTAATGATTTAATTACTAATGCACCACCTATTCCAGCTAATGCACCTTGTATTGAAAATACAGTTCTTTGTAATCTACCTAATCCAGCTTGAACAGAACCTAATGCTTGTCTTGTTTTATCTTTAGCAAGAATATTTATAAGTAAATTTTGAGCCATAATTATTTCTTCATGTTAGCTTTGGATTGTTCACTTTCATCTAACATAAATCCAACCCAAAGATTAAACTCATATTCACTCATCTGACTTAATTCAGATAAATTTATTTTGAGCCTATCTGCTACTATTAGCATATTTTTAAGCTCTATGTCAGTACTTACTTTTTTTTTAATTCCTCTGGACTTGGAGTTTGAACCATGGCTACGGCTATCTTAGAAAGTACATCGGAATCTACTTTGTGCATTATTGGAAGTTTGTCTTCTAAAGAAAAAATCTTTTCGCCATCTTTATCAATAGCTTTCATAATAACTACATCAGCTAATAATCCAGCATCATTAAGATTTTCTGTTCTACTAAACAATTTTTTCTTTTCTGCAAGTGTAATTGGTTGCCAATAAATAACTGTTGGCATACCTTTTTCGTCTTGCCATTCTTCCACTTCAATAGATTGAACACCTAGAGACTCAAAATGAGATTTTGCTCTATCAATAATCTTCATAAATTAGATTATACTGTTCCTACTGTCAATGCGCCTGTACCTTGAAAAGTAACACTTCTAGAAATAACTCCATCTAAAGTATTTGAAATAGACATTCCTGTTACTATTCCACTACCAGCATATGAAGCATCGCCTGCTGTATTACCCTCTGGAAGTAATGTAAAAGTTAAAGATGATCCAACTGTCATTTCTTCTTGTGATGTATCTGTTTCGTCAAAATGACATTCAACAGAACCACTAAATGAAGTTCTTCCTGCTAAAAAAGTTTTAGCAGAATCTGATAAAGCTGTATCTTCAACAACGTCGCCTGTTGTTTCTAATGTAAATGCAGTTACTTCAGCAGTTACGTTAGATCCTGTTTTAACGACACCTTCTTTTCCGTGATGGGTTGCCATGATTTTTTCTCCTTAGTTATTGTTTTCGTGTTAGCTGGTTTATATCCTAGCTTCTCATAGTGTGCAAGATTATTTTCGTTTATTGTAATCTCATCACTACCTTTTATTAGTTTTATATCTTTTGCCATAACATCCTTATAATAGATTTAATCTTCTTCTTCAAGTTCTTCATTGTCTTCATCATATTCTTCATAAAATTCTCCCTCCTGTTCAAGTTCTTCTTTGATTTCCTCACAAAGCATTGAAATCTTATCATTCAGTTTTTCTATTTTATTTATCTTTCTAGATATGCTCATTATAGTGTTCCTGATTGATGTTCATATATAACTTTAACTGTCATTGAGATTCCACCATAAGGAAACAATGTACCAGCATCGGTTTCAATAGAAACAACTTCAGTATCTAAAGCCTTACCATTTCTAGTTATATCAGTTTCTAATGCTTCTTCAATAACTTCTATTAATTGGTTTCTAGCAGTATCTATATTTGTTTCTGAACCTTTAACGAACCCAGATACTAAAAAATCTAATGTTGCTATTCTTGTTTTACCTCCACTTCCTAATTCTTGGTCTTCTTTTGTTTCTTCTTGTGTTTGAATTAGTACTGCTGGGTATTGTTGTTCTGATAATTCTTCTAATGGGAAAGGTTGTCTAGTTACTTTCTTAATAGTTAAAGCACTTATGTTTGTAATTGTAGTTGCAATATTACTTGCGATGTCTTCTCTAATACTCATAATTTTAACTTTCTCATTTCTTTTCTAATTAAATTTTCAAATGATTTCTTTATAACATTTTCTACTTTTCTGTTAAATCCAAAAAATGGTCTTTCAGGTAATTTTCCTGATCCTGTCTGATGCCAATAAGCTCTCTTACCCATACCCATATCATTAAAATAAACTTGTGCTTTACTTTTATTAACAACTCTTGATTTCATACTTTGAAGCATTCTATTACTATCTTGCAGATCAACAGTAGTCTTACCTTTCAATGCTGAATACTCAGGAGAGTAGGCAACAAACTTTCCACCTGAAAATTTTTTACCTTTAGTTGTATTTTCTTCAATAATTCTTCTTAATTGTTCTCCAGCTTGTTCTAATCCCATTTTAGTTATTTTTGGAAACCTAACTAAAAATCTATTAAACTTTTTTTGTATTTTTTGAGTATTAGTAGCAAAGTGAATTGATAAGGCCATTATCTAATAAGTCTTCCTGAACCATGTAAATTTTCTCTTTCAGCAACACTAATAGTACCACTGTCGTCTGAATCGTATTCTACTCCATCTTCAAGTATTTTTTGAAATTCAATATTGTATTGGCTATTATAAAATTCAATCATTCTTTCAAATCTATCTTTATCAGCTTCAGGTCTAAATTTTGTTAATGCTGGAAAAAAGAATTTACCTAAAAATAAATATACTCCAGCTCTAGTAAATTGATCTAAATTAACTCTATCAGCTTCTAACTCTACTGTATTTAAAACTGTTATATCTGTAAAAACATTTGACTTGTATGTTTGCCACCATTTAATTCTTAACTCTCTTAAAATATCTGAAGTTGTTAATCCTAACCATGTTGTTACTTTTGCATCTCCTGATGCTAACCCAAAATCAAAAGCATCTGGTTGGTATGTTTCAACATCTGCAACTGTAATAACATCTGCTCCTGTAAAATTTGCCATAATAATATTCCTTTAGTTGATTGATGGGCGATTGCTCGCCCACCAAAAGTTGCACTAATTAAAATGCCATATCCGTTACTACTTGACAACCAAAGTCATCTTTAACGATCCCTGTACCGTAAGTTACTGAACCTACGATCTCAGTTGCTCTTAAAGATGCATCTCTTTGAGTCTCGATTTTGAAATCAGATTTCATAGCAAGACCTAATGATTGAGGATGGAATACACCTCCTGTTGCATCATCATCACCAAAAGATTCAATGTTTGCATTTTCAAAAAGATCAATGCCGAATACTGTTCCAGCATAACCACTTCTTAAAATTTGCTCTTGAGATTGTCCTAAAGCATTTGCACCAGTTGAGTAACCAGCCGCTGTTAGAGTTTTCTTTAAGTTAAACATTGCTTTTGGAGAGAACACACCATAGTAAGGTCTAGGAATGTTTAATGTTCTTAGAGTTGCTTCAGCTTGAAGTAACAAATCTGCTGTTAATTCAACACCAGCTCCACCTAAGTCATTTCCACCAGCGAATGATGAGAATAGAGCAGATAAATCTGCATCTACTTTTTTAGCAATAGCTTCACCGAATAATTTTCCGATGTCAGCCGCCACATCTCTTGACGCAGTATCTCTACCAAGGTCAGTTAATGTAGTCATTACTCCAACTTCAGAAGCAGTTATAGTTGCTTCAGTTGGGTTGATTGCTGTGTTTGATAAATCAGATGCTTCAGCTACTGCCGCCGCACTGATAGTTGGATATACAGGAACTGCAATTTGTTTGCCTTGTCCTGTGATATTGTATGTCGTAACCAACGGTCTCATAACAGATGTTTCTTGGAAGTTAAAAATAGCTTCTTGAATAATTTCTGTGTACAGTTCCGATAGGGTTGACGATGTTGTTTCGTTAGCCATGTTATTACCTATTGTTAATTGTTAATTGTTAATTTAGGATTTAATTTAAA